CATTTACAAAAACTTTCATGGTGTCACGTATCCTTTATATGGCACGTGACACGATACAAACTTATAAACAAGCTAGCCACTATATTGCCGTGACCCAAATAACTATTTGGCTTTAATTAATAAGTATTCAGTTGTAAAAGTGCGAAACATTGTGAACAACTACAAACCTTAAAATAGGTTTTTGGTTGTTCTATTGGTTTATCAGTACTTTGATGGCTTCTAGGAATATAACTTGATTGAGGGTGACCATTGTATTTTGGGGTTCCAAAATATGTTGGTGTTGGCTTTGGTAGCCTTTGCCATGTTGTTATTGGCTTTGGTTCGGCATCGTGTATGTATTCATATATACAACCTGAATTTATTTCAGCTTGGCTATTCTCCACATAGGCACTATGTAATTCAGCATTAAACATGTGCCTACCATAGGAAGCCTTATGTTTAACGTGTACATTCACGATTGACGATGTACGCATCTTGTTAGGTGCGACACAGTCAAACCGTGTTGACTTGTTCCTATGTTGGTTTCGTTTCCTAGCCATAATTTACTAGTGTCTCATGGCTTATCAGGCACTGTCAAGCATTAATTATGTGTGTTTGTTGGCTATCGTGAATTGTGTGTCATTGTGTGGTGTTGGTTTGGTGTTTCAATAGTGGATTCATTTAATTTCAAAACGAATCACCAGTTGAACAAAATTTTTCTCCTGGAAGAAGCATATGCTTCTTCCAAAGACCGACCCGACTTAGTCACGATTTGTGACTGGCTCTCACGTATCTTTATTGCGCAAGAAAAAATCTGGAGTTGCGCAACGGGTGGTAGGTGGGTGTGTTGTTGTGGTGTGAGTGGTGTGTGGTGAGGTGAGTGGTGTAGGGTGGGAGGTGAGGTGTGAGTGGCGATGGGTGCAGGGTGAGTGGTGTTGGGTGAGTGGTGCAGTGTGGGATGAGGTGGGTGTGAAGGGCTGTGTGGTGAGGTGTGTGTGGTGTGAGGTGGTGGGTGAGGTGTGTGGTGCTGTGGGAGGTGTATGGTGAGGGGGGTGTGTCTTAGGGTTGTGTGTGGTGTGTGGTAGATACCCATGACAGAATTTTTTTTATAAAAGGCCCCTTCATGAAACAATGTCACACCAGGTTTGTTAAATCGATTCCCGAATTCCCACCCACTCCGGGGAATCAGGGAATTGAATAAAAGTTACTAAAATAACAACCGATGTTAAAAATAACAGGAGGTTGTTATTTTAAGTATCTAGGAACAAATAACTGTAATTGTTAATAATAACAACGATTGTTATTTTTAAAGAGGGAGTCTGGGGAGGGGAGGGGATGTAACAAATAAATAACAACTACGTCTTTATGGACTACGTTGTTATTTCTTACGTAGTATTGTTGTTATGTAACATTGTAACATGTAACGTAAAGGAGAAGTCAAGAAATGAAGAATTCAAAAGACTGTGTTCATCACTGGATATTGCCGCCTCCGAATGGTAGGGAGAGTCTGGGGGTTTGTAAGTTCTGTGATGAGACGAAGGTTCATTACAACTCCAATGATATGGCTAAGCGCCCTCATAAGAATCCTAAGACGGGTGATGTGTTTTATGCCCCTGACATAGCCATACTACCGGGAAGACCGTCTTATTACTGGTATAACACTTCAATAAAGTAAATGGGTACCGGGATTTCAAACGAGGAAATTAAAATTTGCAATCCCGGCCCCACCAAAAGGAGAACATGACACTTGCCGTCATAGTTGACATCAGACGGACGGTGAAAGTTTTTACCCGTCATTACTTTTGGAGGAGTCGGGTAGGAGTTGTATAGACCCCTGTCAACGCCGTGTGCCGTCTTGATTATACACTAGTGAGGAGTTATATTCAGAGATATGATAAGTTTTAGACCGCCAGGGTCAGTTAGGAAGTCAATTAATATGGGACGTATAAGACCACAGATTATTCTGGCTATAGGTATACTTGGGATGATTTCAATTATAGGAATGTTCAGGGGACTTCCTGAGATTTCAGGTGTCGCGGCAGCCGGTATTATAGCGCTTGCAAAAGATGTAATTACAACGGACGGAAGTTAATGGGTAAACAGCCTGGGGTATCCGAGGGAAATCCTCACAGGGACACAGAGATGAAGCAAAATCTGTTTCTGAAAGTATTTGAGGAAATTGGAATAGTCACCAAAGCTGCCAGGATAGCAAAGATAGCACATAGTACTGTTAAACGGTGGCGTGAGCAGGATGTCCTGTTTCTGGACAGGTTTAACGAAGCGAAACAGAGCCACAATGACAGGCTTGAGAGTGTGCTTTTTGACCTGATAAACGAGATGCATTCCAATATGGACTACAAGGCTAACCCTACCCTGCTGATATTTGCACTCAACGGGGCGATGCCTGAGAAATACAAAGGTACTAACCAGAACGGCAGCGATGCCAAGGATGTGTTATCTGAGTTCAGGAAAGCTATGAAGGACGTTAAAGACGCACCTCCGAAAGTCAAAGAATTAAAACCTGAAGAAGTTAAGACAGCAGTGGAACAGGCAAGGGATATACTTCAAAGCAAGCGTGGTTCACTAGATGACACAGACGGCTGACACATCCAAAGAAAATGTCATAGATTATATCTTTGACCGTGTAAATTTTAAACCTACAGAGGCACAGATACCTATACTGTTTTCCCGGAAGAGATTTATTCTTGTAGCCGGGGGTGAACAGGCAGGCAAAAGCCTTATTGCGTCCAAGTACCTGCTGTCCAGGTTTCTTGAGACTGATGGCGCTGGACTGTACTGGCTTGTAGCCGCTGACTACGAAAGGACCCGTGCTGAATTTGAATACCTTGTAGAGGATTTCGCGGCACTCGGAGTACTTTCAGAATCAACCAAGAGGGTAGACCCCGGTAGAATTGTACTGGCTGACGGCACCAGGATAGAGACTAAATCAGCTAAAGACCCAAGGACTCTGGCTATGAGAGCGCCGAATGGCATTATAGGTTGCGAGGCATCTCAGCTGGACCTTGAGACTTTCTACCGTATGCGTGGCAGATGCGCCCCTAAACGTGGGTGGCTGTTTCTTGCAGGCACGTTTGAAGGCTCACTAGGATGGTATCCGCAGATGCATACGGCATGGTCAATACCAGGTGAGGATGAACAGGCGTTTTCACTGCCGAGTTACACGAATACACACCTGTATCCCGATGGAATAAATGACCCTGAGATACAGAGACTCAAAAGAGATGCCAGTGATGATTTCTTTCTTGAACGTATCGAGGGTATTCCAAGTCCGCCTGAAGGACTGGTGTTCCCTGAATTCAGACCAAACCTGCACGTTGCTGATGTGAAGTGGGATGTGGGAACCCCTGTACACCTGTGGATGGACCCTGGTTACGCAGGAGCCTATGCGGTTATGGCAGTACAGATTCAGGATGATGTGGTGAAAATTATAGATGAGGTGTATGAAAGAGGGCTTGTAACAGAAGAGATAATACAACTGTGCCAGTCAAGACCGTGGTGGAAGGATGTGCAGTACGGGGTGATAGATGTCGCGGGATACCAGCACCAGGCTATGGCGGCACCCGCTGAACTATGGATGAAAAATACAGGACTGTATCTTGCGTCAAGCAAGGTTCAGATAAATGATGGAACAGAAAGGCTGAAGAGTTTCCTTAAACCAGACCCTATATCGAAAGAATCAAAACTCGTGATAAACCCGTCATGTACGGGCCTGTTATCCGAGTTTGGCGCGGCACCAAGTCCCTTTGACGGACAGACCCGTGCATACAGGTGGAAGACCGACAGGGACGGAAATATTGTGGGTCAGACACCAGAAGATAAAAATAATCATGGCATTAAAGCCCTGGTTTACGGTATAGTAGACAACTATGGGTACGGTTATGTGAAAGGACACGGCGCTATTTCTGTAAAAAGGTGGTAACTTGGCACGAAGAAAAGTCACAGATATCATTGATATGGTCGAGGCGCATCACTCTGCAACCTTTCCATTGCGTGACAGGATGGAAAAGGACCACGGTATATACAGGCTTGAGCCTTATGACGCAGGTGATGGGTACCGTAGCTTTACTTCCAATGAACCCCAGGTAATGGCTGACAAGATTGTGAGCTGGCTCACCTCTGCCGAGATGGTAGTGAGGATTCCCTTCAGCGGAAACAAGCGTGACCAGCGTGATACCAATAACCAGAAAGAAAGATTCCTTACAGGGATTATCCGTGCGGCAGATGATAATCTTACACAGAGATTACTCCCGTCACTCAGAAACCAGCTTGCGTGGTACCTGACCGTAAGAGGATGGTATGCGGGCAGGGCTATGCTTGTTAAGAATGAAAAAAAGGAAACCAGGGTGGATATCACACCGTGGGACCCTTTGAATACCTACTGGGGAGAAGGCCCTGACGGTCTTGAATGGGCATGTTACAGGGTGAGAAAGTCACCATCTGATGTACGCAGACAGTATAACGTGCGTAATTTTGGAGAGAATGAGGACAGGGATGAAAGCATATATGTCTATGACTTCTACGATAAGGAAGATAACTATGTAGTCATGGAAGACCGCATACTCAAGAAGAGAACACGGCATGGTTATGACGGTGTTCCCTGCTTTGTAGGTATGGTTGGGTCTGCTCCTCTTATCCAGTCAGACGAGGTGGGAACTGACGCAATCGCTAATTACGGGGAATCAGTATTCAAACACAACCGTAATAATTTTGATAACAATAACTTCATGATGTCTACCATGCTCGAACTTACCGCACGTTCCCGTAAGCAGGGACTGAAGGTAAAGTCCAGGGACGGCACAAAGACACTCGATGAAGACCCCTATCAGGAAGGAACTGAGATTGCCCTTGGACAGGGAGAGGATATTGAACCCCTTGGAATGCTTGAGATGGCAAAAGAGTCAGGGGCGTTCATGGGGCTTGTATCTTCTGAGATACAGAGAGGAGGGCTTCCGTATTCAATCTACGGGGAACTACAGTTCCAGTTATCAGGGTACGCAATAAACACATTAAGGCAGGGAATAGAAACAGTCCTGTCTCCAAGGATAGACGCACTGGAAAAAGCCTACCGCTCTATCTTTACTATTATCAGTGAACAGTATGCTTCAGGAAGATTCAAGGCGATGGAAGTGTCAGGAAGGGACAGGGACAGGATGTACTTCTCTGACGAGATATCTCCCGATGTGGTTAAGAAGGGCGGTGACCCTGAAGTCTCTATTCTGAGCCAGTTGCCACAGGACGATATGTCCAAGATGTCTATGGCACAGATAGCAAGAGAGGGTCCTACTCCGCTGCTGCCTGACATATTTATAAGAGATATGATTCTGGGACTGCAGGACGCAGACCAGCTCGATGATGTTATTAAGGAACAGGTAGCTGAAAAAGCATTACCCGAAGCCAGCCTGTGGACTTTGCTTGCCTCACTTGAAAACAGAGGTAGAGGGGACCTGGCTCAGTTCTACTACGGTGAACTGATGAGACTGATGATGGAGAAGGTTGCCACTACCAAGGCAGCTATGGCAACAGGCTTTACAGGCGGACCGGGAGCTCCGCCACCGCCGGGAGGACCACCGAT